TGGCAGATCAAGAAATAAATATGCTTGCTTGTCTTACTGAAATTATGGTGGAGTGCGAGTTTAAATGACAGAAGAACAGTTAGAACATGAAAGGTGTGTTGATGATGATTACAACGTAATTAATCATTATTATCGTGCTAAGTATTGGCATCCAGATATTCCATTTTTTCTTCAGGATGAAAAAGGTGATACATATGAATTTGGATGGCAATTAATCTATCAGTACATTGACAAATTAAACCAATGAAAATCTCTAGACAAAAGAAATCCAGAATGTACTACTACTTCTGGTCATTTATGGCACTTACAGTATTCTGTGGACAACTTTATGTTGGATATGGATATCGTCTTATGCATGGAAGTATGCTAGATTTGATGGATAAAGTTGATGGAGTTCTTCTCCATGCAACACCTGATGATAGATCTAATTTTCTCTGATGAAAGCACTGAAAACCCCTCTTCGTTATCCTGGTGGCAAATCACGTGCCCTTACTAAAATTGTACCTCATATTCCTGATCTTTCAGAGTACAAAGAATATCGTGAACCATTCCTAGGTGGTGCTTCAGTTGCAATTCAAGTATCCAAAATGTATCCTCATTTGGATATTTGGGTGAATGACCTTTATAAACCTTTAGTTACTTTCTGGCAGCAGTTGCAGGAGAATGGTAAGGAAATGAGTAATTTTCTTGCCACTGTCAAAAGATTTCATGATACTGTTGATAAAAGCAAAATGCTTTTTAACTCATGTAAGCAACATCTAAATGATGACAGTAAGTCTGATTTTGATAAAGCATGTGCTTTTTATGTTGTGAACAAGTGTTCCTTCTCAGGTCTTACTGAGTCATCTTCTTTCTCTAAGATGGCATCTCAGAATAACTTTACTATGAGAGGAATTGAAAAACTACCAGAGTTTCAAAAGATTATTGCTGATTGGCAGATCACAAATCTTTCTTATGATGAACTTCTAGATGAATCATCTGAAAGAAAAGCATTTATCTATCTTGATCCACCATATGCCATCAAGGATAGTCTTTATGGAAAAAAAGGGAATATGCACAAGGGATTTGATCATGATCAATTTGCCCTTGATTGTACTGATTGTAGTATGGATATGCTTGTTTCATACAACTCTGATCAGTTGGTGAAGAATAGATTTGATAGTTGGAGCACTGCTGAGTTTGAACATACTTATACACTAAGATCTGTGGGTAAGTATATGCGTGAACAGAAAGATAGAAAAGAACTTTTGCTACTTAATTATGGAATTAAAGGATTGGTTGAATGCAATTAACTTTACTAAGGAAGATCTTACTGAACACATAAAGGAATATCCTCCTTTTATTGTAAATAGATGTCTTTCAGGGCACCTTGATTGTGTATTATTTGCTAATGAAATGAACAAGTACCATTTCTTAGACAAAGATATGCAATTTAACTTTTATATAAATATTTTGAGAAAAAGGAAGAGATTCTCTCCCTGGATTCGCAAAGAAAAAGAATCAGATTTAGAGTTTGTAAAATCATACTATGGTTATAGTAATGAAAAGGCATCTCAAGTTATGAAGATTCTATCTAATGAACAAATCGAATTCATCAAAAAACGACTTGAAACTGGTGGAACAAAATGAATCAAACAAGTGAGCCCCAAGTAAATTGGTCTCAGGATAAGATGGTTGAGGTTAGACTCAATGAACCTGATGATTTCTTAAAAGTGAGAGAAACTCTTACTAGAATTGGTGTTGCTTCTCGCAAAGAAAAGAAACTTTATCAATCTTGCCATATTTTGCACAAACAAGGTAAATACTTTATAGTGCATTTCAAGGAGTTGTTTGCCCTTGATGGTAAATACGCTAATCTTACTATTAACGATGTTCAGCGTAGGAATCGTATTACTCGCTTGCTTGCTGATTGGGGTCTCATTTCAGTAGTTAAAGAAGATTCAATTATTGATATTGCTCCACTGAATCAAATTAAAGTGCTTCCATACAAGGATAAGAGTGAATGGACACTTGAACAGAAGTATAATATTGGTAAAAAAGGAAAACAACAGGAGGAGGGTTAACCACACCCCATTTTTACTAGAAAGTGTTATAATTAGTAGTGTAGAAGGTGTGGGACCTAGGTCCCCCTTTTACGCCAATGGATGCCTTAGGGGTCCACACAACTAAACTTGCTAGTAAAGGAGTTTTTCAAATGGGTAACCTCATGAAGTACAATGCTGCGAACCTGGATCAGTTGATGGACAGGATTAACAGACATAGTATTGGAATGGATGATTACTTTGATAAAATTTTCAAAGCACAAGCATCTAACTATCCTCCCTATAACCTTATTCAACTGAGTAATACAGAGTCACACCTTGAGGTTGCACTCGCAGGATTTAAAAGGGAAGAAGTTAGTGTCTACACAGAATATGGTAAGCTCTTTATTGAGGGCAAAAAGGAAAATAAAGAAAAAGAAGAAGACACTCACGTCATACACCAGGGTTTGGCTCAACGGAGTTTTAATCGTTCGTGGACAATCAGTGACGACACGGAAGTTAGATCAGTTACTTTTGAAGATGGGCTTTTGACAGTTATCTTGGGTAAAGTTGTCCCTGAACATCATGCAAAGAAAAATTGGCTCTGATATATAATAGGTATCGTCGCCGCAAGGAGACTTCTGGCAAAATCCAGAGGTCTCCATTTTTTTATTAGGAGAATTATGAAAATTAGATTAGCACTTTTAAAGTCAGGTGAAGAAGTCATCTCTGCTGTTGATGAGATGGTGGTTGAAGATAAAGTGGTAGGATATATTTTTAATTATCCATGCACTGCTAGACTTACAACAAGAGTCGATGATGAGGGGAAAAGTGTCCCTTGTAAAATTAAATTGAATCCTTGGATTCCTCTTACTAAAGATTCAAGTATTCCAGTTGTGATGGATTGGGTTATCACATTCACTAACCCAATTGATAAATTAGAGGAAATGTACATTAAATTGCTTGAAGATAATGGATTTACAAAACCTGAAAGTGATAGTTCTGACGAATCAGCAGATCCTGGTCTCACAGATTGAAGAGGTTTCAACTGATCTTGGGGAACCAGATTGTAAATTAGTTGAACCATTCTTAATTTGTGATGAGATGGTATTGAAACCTTGGATGATTGACATGACAAATCAGAATACATTTATGATTCATTCTGACAAGATCTTGACTATTGCTGATCCTAATAGTAAACTGAGAGAGAAGTATGAAGGGTTGATTGGGTGAGATTTTATACTAATGTCCAGATGGTTGGAAACAATTTTCTTGTTCGTGGTTATGAAAATGGACAGAAGAAAATCTACAAAGAAGAGTATCAACCCACTCTCTATGTTAAATCAACTAAAGAGTCCAAGTGGAAAACTCTTGAAGGAGAAAATGTAGAACCTATTCAACCAGGAACTGTAAGGGATTGTAGGGAGTTTTATAAGAAATATGATAGTGTTGATGGATTTCCAATTTATGGGAATGAAAGATATGTCTATCAATACATTTCTGACAAATATCCAGAGGAAGAGATTAAGTTTGATATCTCAAAAATTTCTTTGGTGACTATGGATATTGAGGTTCAGGCAGAACATGGTTTTCCTGATCCTGAATCTTGCTCAGAAGAGATGCTGACCATCTCCATTCAAGATAACGCTACTAAACAAATCATCACATGGGGGAGAAAGGCATATACTCCTTCTCAGGAAAATGTCACCTATCATCACCATGAGGATGAGATTGAAATGCTTAATGCATTTCTTTATTGGTGGACAAACAACACCCCTGATGTCATCACAGGATGGAATGTGAGGTTGTATGACATCCCTTACCTGTGTGGAAGGATCAGCAGAATTATGGGTGAAAAGAAGATGAAACTTCTTTCACCTTGGGGATTGGTTTCTCAAGATGAAATTTATATTTCTGGTAGAAAATTCAATGTTTATGACATTGCTGGACTTACTACATTGGATTATCTTGAGCTTTATAAGAAGTTCACTTACAAAGCTCAGGAGTCTTACAGACTGGACTACATAGCCCAAGTAGAGTTGGGTCAGAAAAAACTTGATCATAGTGAGTTTGATACCTTCAAAGATTTCTATAGGGGTAACTGGAAGAAGTTTGTAGATTACAACATCATTGACGTGGAACTTGTTGACCGTTTGGAAGACAAGATGAAACTAATTGAACTTGCCATGACTATGGCATATACTGCAAAGGTCAATTATGTTGATGTTATGTTCCAGGTTAGAATGTGGGACACAATCATTTATAACTATTTAAAGAAGAGGAATATTGTTATTCCTCCTAAGGATAGATCTGAAAAAGATGGTAAGTATGAGGGTGCTTATGTCAAGGAACCGATACCAGGAAAGTATGATTGGGTTGTTAGCTTTGACCTCAATAGTCTGTATCCTCATCTCATTATGCAGTATAATATTTCCCCAGAAACTCTCATGGAAGAGAGACATCCCTCAACTACGGTTGATAGAATCCTTAAGGAGGAATTGACTTTTGAGATGTATAAGGACTATGCAGTATGTCCTAATGGTGCATTGTATAGGAAGGATGTGAAGGGATTTCTTCCTGAACTAATGGAGAAGATGTACGCAGAGAGGGTCATCTTTAAGAAAAGAATGCTTGCTGCTAAGCAAGAGTATGAGAAGACTCCTACCAAAACACTTGAGAAGGAGATTGCTAGGTGCAATAACATTCAGATGGCAAAGAAGATCTCTCTTAACTCTGCTTATGGTGCTATTGGTAATCAGTATTTTAGGTACTACAAACTAGCAAATGCTGAAGCAATCACAACATCTGGTCAAACATCTATTAGGTGGATTGAAAATAAAATGAACAGATACCTAAATAATCTGTTACAAACTAAAGATGTAGATTATGTCATCGCATCTGACACTGACTCAATCTATATTAATTTCGGACCTCTTGTTGATAAATTTTTTAGTAATCTCACTGGTAACAAGACTAAACTTGTTACCGTACTTGACAAGATCTGCCAGGACAAACTGGAACCGTTTATCGAGAAGAGTTACCAGGAGCTTGCGACATATGTAAATGCATATGCCCAGAAGATGCAGATGAAGAGAGAGAACATCGCAGACAGGGGCATCTGGACAGCAAAGAAAAGATACATCCTCAATGTATGGGACAGTGAGGGTGTAAGGTATGAAGATCCTAAATTGAAAATTATGGGTATTGAGGCTGTTAAGTCATCCACTCCTGCGCCTTGTAGAAAGATGATTAAAGATGCTCTCAAACTTATGATGGAGGGTTCAGAGGATGATGTGATTGATTTTATTGATGAAGCAAGAGCAAAGTTCAAAAAGATGCCACCTGAAGATATTGCTTTTCCTAGAACTGTAAGTGATGTCAAAAAGCATAAATCTAATTCAACAATTTATGCAAAGGGGACACCAATTCATGTAAGAGGTGCATTGCTTTTTAATCACTATGTTAAAGAGAAAAAATTGGACAACAAATATTCTCTTATCAACAATGGTGAAAAAATTAAATTTGTATATCTTAAAAAAGCAAATCCAATAAGAGAGAATGTCATTTCATTCATTTCAGATTTTCCATTGGAGATTGGCATTGACAAATACATAGACTATGACTTACAATTTGACAAAGCTTTCTTAGAACCTGTTAAGGTTATTTTGGATGCTATTGGGTGGAATGTAGAAAAAACTGTAAACCTGGAGCTGTTTTTTGGATGAAGGATCAAAATTACATTGTTAATGACAATGAAAGTAAACAAGATAAATGGAATCGTGGACTTGACATTTTCATTGAGTCTGTAATTAAACCAGACCCAGCACTTCGCCAGTGCGCCCATAACCAAAGGTGCTATCATGAACTTATGGACATTCGTTCAGATGTTCTTGAGTACCTTAAAACAAAGAGATGGAACTGATGGATTTACCTATTAATGACAAAGAACTTGCTACCATTGTCAGTGCATTGCGACTAGGTGGTGATTCAGCACTTTATCAAAAACTGAATAAAATTAAAGAAATTCGTGATGCCAATCCTGGTGGTCCATACAAGAAAATTGCCCGTGAAGAGTTTGGATTTGTAATTTAATGGATTTTTTAAAAGATATTGTAAAAGAGATTGGGGATGACTTCACCAAGTTGGCATCAGATATTGATGAAACTGAAACATTTGTGGACACAGGTTCATACATTTTTAATGGACTTGTTTCAGGGTCTATATTTGGTGGTGTATCTGGGAATAAGATTACTGCCATTGCTGGTGAGTCTAGCACTGGAAAAACTTTTTTCTCACTTGCAGTTGTCAAAAGTTTTTTGGATGCTAATCCTGATGGGTATTGTCTATATTTTGACACTGAAGCCGCTGTTAATAAGTCTTTACTCGCAAGTCGTGGGATTGACTTAGATCGTCTGGTTGTTGTCAATGTTGTTACCATTGAAGAATTTCGCAGTAAGGCTCTTAAGGCAGTTGATATATACTTAAAGAAACCTGCTGATGAAAGGAAACCTTGTATCTTTGTGCTTGATTCACTTGGTATGCTTTCCACTGAGAAAGAAATCACAGATACATTGAATGAGAAACAGGTCAGAGATATGACCAAATCACAATTGGTCAAAGGTGCATTTAGAATGCTGACTTTGAAACTTGGTCAAGCAAACATTCCCATGATTGTCACTAATCATACCTATGATGTCATTGGTTCTTACGTTCCTACTAAGGAGATGGGTGGTGGCAGTGGTCTTAAGTATGCTGCTTCTACTATCATCTACCTCTCTAAGAAGAAAGAAAAGGACGGAACAGAAGTTGTTGGAAACATTATCAAGGCAAAGACTGCTAAGTCGCGTTTAAGTAAGGAGAATAAAATAGTTGAAGTACGTTTGTATTTTGATGAGCGTGGTCTTGATCGATATTATGGTCTTCTTGAGTTGGGAGAGATTGGTGGTCTCTGGAAAAATGTGGCAGGTCGTTATGAGATAGATGGAAAGAAAATATATGCTAAAGCAATTCTCAAAGATCCAGAAACTTATTTCACCCCAGAGGTTATGGAGAAGTTAGATGAAATCTCAAAAGAAGAATTTTCATACGGTAAAAGTCTTTGATAATCTCTTCACAGAAGAGATGGGTTTTGCTCTAATTAGAGCATTTGAGGATACTAAGCATGGTCATGAATTTATTGACAATGATCATAAACCATGCTTTACCCAACTGAATATGAATCAGTATCATCCAGAGTTGGTTAAAGTTTTAGTTAACTGGACTAGAGTTGCTTATGACAACTATGTTAATCTGACTCAAAACAAATTTATTCCAGACTTTCATAGTTTGGAGGAATTTAGAATTAAAAGATACAGAGTTGGTAGAGAGGAAAGATTTGATGAGCATGTGGATGTTACTGATTATTCCTCAGCAAGAAGAGCTCTTGCATTTTTATTTTATTTGAATGAGAATGATGGAGACACATATTTTCCTAGACATCATATTAATATTCACCCTAAAGCAGGAAGTGTGTTAGTATTTCCACCAACCTGGGAATATCCACATGTTGGATCTCCCCCCACAGTACAGAAAAAATACATTATGAGCACATATTTGCACTATGGATAAAATTGAATTCTTGATTCTGAAAAATTTGATTCATAATGAAGACTTCATGAGAAAGGTAGTTCCTTTTGTGAAGGCAGATTATTTTGAAGATAGTGATCAGAGAGTTGTGTATGAGGAGATCTTTAACTTTGTATCTCAATATAATGAATCACCTACAATAGAGGTTCTTAATATTGAGGTTCAGAAAAGAAAAGATCTAAATGAAACCTCAATCAGAAAAGTATCTCAAATCATTGATTGTCTTGATGATAGTCCTGTTGAGTTTGATTGGTTAGTTGATACAACTGAGAAGTGGTGTCGTGACAGAGCAATCTATCTTGCACTTATTGAATCAATTCAGATTGCTGATGGGCAGAATGATAAGAAGCAACCTGATGCTATTCCTTCTATTCTCTCTGATGCTCTTGCTGTTAGTTTTGATAACCATGTAGGACATGACTATCTTCAGGATTATCAGGAGAGATATGAGTTATATAATAAGAAGGAATCAAGAACAGAATTTGATCTGGAGTATTTTAACAAGATTACAAAGGGTGGTCTTCCAAATAAAACTCTTAATATTGCTCTTGCTGGCACTGGTGTTGGTAAGTCTTTGTTTATGTGTCATGTCGCAAGCAGTGTGTTACTCCAAGGCAAGAACGTACTATACATCACGCTTGAAATGGCTGAGGAAAAGA